TTTTAGAGCCGTTTTAACTCAGATAGGTATTTTTACTATCCAACCAAAAACGGGCTCCAAAACAGCCTTAAAACGCGAAATATGAGGTGTCTAGATATCTGAGCGGTTTTGGGCCGTCCACGTACCGATATTTATCGAGTGAGCAGGCTTAGGCCATTGGTTGATGCTATATTGTGTTGCACCATTCGTTGCATTGATACCGCCGAGTGTAATAAGACTACCGTACTCAGTGTGAATGAAGTAGGTTTCAGGTAGATGCCAGAGGACACCGCCGTTAAGGACTGTTATACTGAATTGGCCACCTTCGTTAACACGGATAATATACCAACCAGCCAAGTCGAAGTTGAGTATACCACTATCAGTTACTACAATTGAACCACGACCTTTGAATCCAAGTTGTCTAGTGTTGATTTGACAACCAGAACCATATATCAATGAAATGTCATTCTCAAACCATACTTTATATTGCATTGTATATTCAATACTTGTAATTAATACTCTTGGCTTTGGATGTAATAATGCGATAGCACATTCTAAGAATGGTAAGTCCCAGTGTTCGGCAGGTAAGAACTTGCCTCTTGTATCACGATTGAATTTATATTCATACATACCACGATTCTCATAATAGCTATTATTAATGCCTTTACCATCAACTGGAGTACATGTTACAAATGGTATACAGAATGGTGTATCACCACCAGGTCCATTACCACCAACAAATGATGTATGATACATTGCGCCTGTTTCATCAAATTCTATGTCTTCCAATTCACCTAAGAAGTATGTATTACTTGTTTCCTTAGAATCTAAGAAGATGACGTTCTTCATTTCATGCGCTTCTAAATCATAGACAGCCACCATGCCACTAATTGTTGGATAGTAAACTAATCCATCATTCACTGCTAATCCTTGAGCTATACTGTTAGACATTACACAGCTCATGTCAATCTCTTCGACGAAAGTCATCGAATTGACGTCTCCTGTTGTCTCAAATAAAGCCGTTTTTAAGCCCGTCGTCACGCAGGTATACATTTTACCTCTCTTGTGGTCGAAGGCTACTCCATGCAAGCTAGAACGGCCTTTAAATGCGTCTGGGACATATGCACTCATGTCAATGCGTCTATTTAGTGTTCCATCTAGTGTATATTCGTACAAAATGTAGCAGTTTTGGTCATTTAATACACCGTTTTCATACTCCTTACATGCTGCACAATATAGCATGTTTGTGTTAGGATTGTATGCTAATGAGTTAGCATGACCTGTTTGAACGTCGCTTATCTTAACTCTATAGTTACCTGATACAGAGTATTCGATGAGTTTACCCATGTTCTCAGCATTATCATATCCACCTACTAAGAAGATACGGTCTCCTACTCTTGCCACACCGGATGTCTTCAAGTCAAGTAAATCTAAACCTACTAATACTCTAGGTACATTGACTGATGTAGGCTGTGATACATATCGTTCTAGAACATCTATTGAGTCTCTTGCTTCTTGGTCTTTAATATCATAACCATTTATATTCTTTACGTAAGCCATTTATTACACCTCCGTTACGATTAAGTCTAATCTTTCAGTTTCAGCTGTATATTTGAATCCAACATCAATTAAACCTTGTGTTATATATTGATTGATAATTTGTACTACACTATCATCCATGTTATCCTTCATGTATGCGATAGCTTCTGCAATTTCATTGTCTTGTTCATCAAGCTTTGCATTTGTATCATCTATGAATTGATTAATGTTTACATCTTGTCTGTAAATTTCATTATTCAAATCTTCTTTAGCAGCATCTAACAAGTCTTGCATTGTTTGTAGGTTGTTAGTAACAGTGCCTTCAATCTCATCAGTGAATGTTTCATACTTTTGATTACTATCATTAATGAATTTATCAATCTTCTCATTCTGAGCAATTAAATCGTTATTTAATTGTTCTCTGTCATCTAGTAATGCATCTAGATTCTTGTTCCAATAATTTGTAAATGGATAGTCATATTGAGTGATTTTAGCCATACTAGTAGTTTACCTCCTTTATAACTAATTCGTTTGTATATGATACCTCTATTTGCTTATTTGGTGATATATACACAATCGCTCTATCAAACTTATGAGGTGTACCTAATAATGTATACGATAAGTCTTCTTTATTGATTAATACTTGGAAGTATTGACTGATGTATAATACGATGTCATATGTATCACTTGTAGGTTGTGGGTCAGGTGCAGTACCGGGCCATTGTACAAGTTTGTTACTACCTTTGTACTCAATAATTGTTCTATAGAAATATGCGTTATATATTTCATTACCTAATGGAGTACTCTTATTAACTGTTAATTCGAAGTCTCCATTATCATGTCTTCTTGTTACTTGAACAACTATCTTATTGTTCTCTTTATATGCATAGAACTCTCTGTTATCACCATACAACACATAGTTAGGTGTTACTTCAATGATGTCATCAGGTGTTGCATCACCTTCATATGGTACTTTTGAGAATTGTAATCTATAATTGTTAGCATCTCCATCAAAAGGCTTTGTTATCTTATATGCTGAATAGTTATCGCTACCTACATCTCCTTGTATTTCATATACAAACTTATTAGTGCCAGGGCCTCCTTCAGGTCGGAGCTTATCTTTAAGATATATGTTTTCAAAGTCATTTACGAATCTAATCATGTCTGCCATTCTATTGTCCTCCTAATATATTAATAAACAGAATTTAGCTTTAAATTCATTTGTAATGATATCAGTAATATTATATTTCATTCTATTGTCAACTTCTTGTTCAGTTATCTTTTGCTTTGTAAATAATGCTGAGTCGCCTTTTGAATCAAATATATCACTTGTCTTACCTCTACTGTCACTAAGATTTACTGTAGAAGCATCTGTATGCGTATCATCTTTCTCCCTGTTAGAGTAGTCATTAACTTGGTCGAATGCACTTGTTTTATGCTCTGATGTACCAGTATTAAGCGAATGTGTATCACTTTTACTATCGCCTTCTGATTCAATCAATCTTTCTTCATGTCTTTCCATTGATATAAATGGGTCATACTTCTCTCTAAGCACTTTACACATATAGTCCCAGTCAAACGTCCTTGTTCTACTCCATACTCCTATTGCATGCTTTAAGAACTTAAAATCAGGATATGATGTATCTAACTCAGAGCACTCTAGAATGATATTATCAATGATATCTTGTCGATTGGCTTCTAATTGTTCTGGTAATGCAAATTCATCAAATAAATCAGGATACGTCTTATACGCTTTCCATAGACTCACGTAAATCATCATCGTTACCTCCTTCTTCATTTGTTAAGGATAACTGTTTAAACTTGAAGTCAACTGATATATTAGTACCAAACATATTGTTAACCTTCTCAAGACATTCATTCATATGGTCTAACCATAATTTAGATGTTACTTCAGTAGATTGGTTATTGGCATTAACTTCATCCTTAATCATACGTTCCTTCTTCTCAACATTTGTATTTGGTAAACCAATATGTTCATTAAACATATTATCAATCATTCTTACTGTTTCTAATTGCTTATCTGCAATATAGTTCTGACTTAAGTTCTGATTGAACATCTCCATATCCATCTTGCCAGTTGCTTTATTAATTAATCTGTCATCTGCCACAATAAATGGATGACCTTGACTAAACTTATCATAAGCAGCTTTATAAGTATTCGCTAAATTCTTATTACCAGCAAACGCAATTAATGATTGCTTACTGTTAAATATATTAACTGATGCAGCATCTAATGCACTTGCCATTAAACCGCCATACTGTGTTACGATATCATATACGCCTTGATAATTAGGTCTTAATTTAATAATCTCACAGTCTTCACCTATCTTTAAATCTAAACCATTTATCAGAGGATTCGCTATGATACTATTTGTAGGTTGATAATATAAGTTATAACCATACAGTTCTCCTCTAAGAGCACTCAATCCATATTTCTTAGAATCAAATACTGTTATATGTCCTGCTAAGAATAATGTATATAAGAAGTAAGACTTACTCCATTCCTCTGGTAAATTCTTAAACTCATACATACCTATTATCTTCTCAAGAAAGTAATCAGTATAGAATTGACTAAGTGCTGTATTCTGATAGTGAACAACACCAGGTTTACGGTGTCGTATCGCCTCATTTATCTCTTCAAATCTATAATAATCCATACTATAATTCTCCTAATCTTCTAAGCCACCATACCCTACCTGGTGTGTCTAATTTCTTACCTCCAGGACCAACATGTCCTTCCCAAGTTCTAAAATTAATTCCCATTGTGTTACGTATTACTTCAGTGCCTGTTAAGTAATATATACTAGAAGGCGCTGTACTATTACGAAGGGCATAGCCTATATAGCCTCCACCACATGTTCGACCACAAGGTATCATCGTTGAATTGGCTATATTAGCCTGGTCTAGATGTACGTGGTCTCCAAATGCAAGCCCTGCTTGACCTGTATGAGCTATGATATCACCCTGTGTAAATGAGGTACGAGTAGGAGGGTTATAATCATGCTTAAACTGTACTGTTACATATGTTAGTCCTGACGGCGTCCACACCATGTTATTACTTGTATATGTCCTTTCATTACCGTCAGATGATTGTGATGTTAAATGACAACTAAACGGTGCATATATAGGATATTCGTCTCTTCTACCAACTAAATCAATTGGGCTACCGCAACAGTGTGAGAATGTATTTGGGCCATATGTTTGTGTTACATTGACAATATCCATTGGGAATAGACATACTTCATAACCCTTATAAGTAGCTCTATCACCTTGTTTCATATGTTCATCAACTCACCTAACTTATTCATACACGTCTGTAGTCTATCAGGGTCAGTACCATGCTTTAGATACAGTGCTAATAATTCCATATATGAATCCTTATCCATAGGACCACCGGCATGATAAGGTAAGATATCATCAATCGATTCACCATTTGCCATTCTGTCTTTTACTTCTTTCAGTATCTTACATGGCTTACTCATAATAGAACCCTCCTTGCATTATCTGCCTCAACATACTTCTTTCTTTCATTGTGAAATCACTAAACTCAATAGGATTATGAGCTACTAAGTATACTGTATTCGCATTACCCTTTAGAGCATTAGCTGTACCATATCTACATAATGGTCTACCACGGTTCGCCCTGTCTTCATCTTCAATAAAATGATGCACTACATTTAATACAGGATTTGTGCGATACTTAATTAATCCACCATCTGCAGGTGCTAAACTTGTACCGACACTTTGCATACTACTCTTGGCATCTGCTATATTCTGCTCTGAAGTTGTATATTGATTTGTGAATGCACTAGCTAGGTTACCAAATGCATTCATAGGATTAGCAATCGCTCCAGCAACACCCGATACAAATGAACTAGCAGCGTTAGCATTATTAATGTTCTGCCTGTTCGGTACAGTTGCTGACCCTGGCTGTCTTACAATTGTTAGAGGCACTTTATAACCTATCTGTGCTGTTTGTTGGTCAAGTGTCTTAGTAATTACACCCTCTTCTATATTCAACATTACCGTTCCAAGACCAGATGTAATATCGATACGTTGTCTGAATACTAATCTGTCAGTTTGCTCTATATAATCAACAGGGATATTAATATCATTGAATAATCCATAACCATATATAACAGCATCAGTATAAGGTGCTTTATTTAACCATAAGCCTCTGTCTGATTGAGGATGATTTAGCATGTCAATAGGAATTATAGAACTGAAATCTAATGTTGCTTGACTATGATTTGTAATACGATATGCTGTCTGGTTGTCTCCTTGACTGCCTCTTAGAGGAATCGTAAGTCCTCCTCCTAATAATACATTAGTAGCAGGAACTAATGTTCCTTCAGCTCTTAATTGCTGTAATACAATACTGAAATCGATTGGTAAGTATATTGCTGACTTAACATATATACCAGGGTCTACAAGTGATTTTGCATAGTTTATACTACCCTCAAATCCTTCACCAAAGAAGTCTTGCCATGTATTTGTACTTAATAATACTGTACTGAATCGGCGATAAGAAGGCTCATCCATAATGTAATATGTCATTCCTGTTACAGTAAGGAAATCACGGGCATCATTATTTGTAATAACACCTATAATATAAGTACCTCTACCTAAATCAGTCGTACCTAAGTACGTAAGAATACCGATCGATGTCTGTCTTTGACGATAGAACTTTGTCATTGAATAAGCATCATCAGGTATATATGTATTGTAGTCTGTACTACATCTACTATAGTAAATATTACTATTACCTATAAAGTCTCTTGCTGAAGCTAATGCATCAGGTTCAGATGATACTTCCCATATACCCTTATTAAACCTTATATCAGATATAAAGTAATAACGTTTGAAACTTGGTATATACATATAATTAAAATTCTTGACATCGATGCTGAAGTCAAGATATGGATTTATAATACTACTACCCTCCTTAAGACGGCAGGATAACAATGTACCCTGCCCTGGAGGTCTAGCAGTAGATAGGACACGTTTACCGAAATTATATAATCTAACTTCCATGTCTATCTCCTTTCTATATTAGTCTAATAACAATACAATTCCCTTTTCAGTGAAGTCATTTGCAAATCTCATATCGGTCTTAGCAAAGTAGTTCATGTATTCACCTGCCACATTCCATGGTGTTGGTTTTAATGAATTGTGTTTGATTGTCATTGAGATTGCGTCTTTATCAAATAATACACCTGCTACTACATCAGATTTAATGTTACCTGTTGCTTTAGGTTTACCTGTTTCATCAATAACATTACCTGTATAATCAATTGACATTGGTTTGTCGATTGCTTGCCAGAAGTTAACTGTTTCGAATCCTGGTAATGTCAATAGGTTTTCATGATATGTAATAGCTCTTACAGATGTTTTAATTGATTCTACTAAATCTGCATTCAAGTATAGTCTTTGTGCATCTTTAGGTGTATGGCGATTTAATCTGAATGGTTCACCATCAACTACAATTGAACGTTGATATAATCTAGAACGTTCTGTCATGTAATCAGATAAACGTTCAATACGAGCATATACGAATCTTATGAAGTCTGCATAAGCTTCAGCACCTGCATTACGTAAGGATGGAATATCAGCATAAGAATTACCTGTAGCTGTATTGTATTCAGTTAACAAGTGTACTACGTGTGTTACTTCAGCATCGTCTGTTTCTAATTGAATCTTACCAGCAATGAAGTTAGTAACAACTGTACGTTTCATGTTTTCTAACCATTGTTCACGTTCATTAGCAAAATGTAATATCAATGCTGAGAAGAAACGTGCACCTTCATCAGCGTCTTTGAATGCTGTATCTAATTGATAACCATATACAGTCTTCTTACCATTCCACATGTCTGAACCAACGAAGCATAACTCTAAAATCTTGTTCTTACCGACTTTATACATGTCGATTGATTCGCCTTCTACTAGTGAATATGCTTGGTTTGCTTCTGGATCATCGTCTCCAAAATTAATCTTACGTGTAATTGCACCGAATAATTCTTCTGATACAATTAATTTATCGAACTTAGCTGTGTATGGTCTAACAGCAAATAGTGTACGTTCGATAACTTGTGATAATGCTCCTAATAAAGGGTCATATCCTGCTGCTAATGCTTTTTGTCCTACTGTAATATATGATGTTGCATCTGTAGGTGTTAGTACCTTTTCACCAGTTGCTTGTTCAGTAACAGCTTTGACAAATGCATAAGCTTGTTCTTTACTCATTGTATTAACTGCCATTATTTATTCTCCTTATTTAAATCTGGGTTAATTAATCTAGATAACATATCGTCTACACTTTCAATTGAGGATGTAGGATTGAATGAATCATTCTTGCGATTTGATTCTTGATACTCTTTCTTCAACTCATCTACTTGCGACGATAACTTGTTAACTAGATCTAACATTGCCTTCATCTCAGGCATTTCATTTGTTTCAACTCCTTTAGCATCTGTAGTAGGAGTGGATTCTACTTCATTGGATTCTTCATGAGCTACAGGCTCTACTGTATCCACCCCTTCTTCTACACTTGATGCTGGAGTTTCGGGAGATGAACTAACTCCCATGTTCATAATCTCTGATAACTCAAATCCTGAGTCTAACATAAATTTAATTTCTTCTTTGTTCATTTGTTTCAACTCCTTATTTTAAATTAATAATGTTCTATAATGTTTAACTGTCCTTTGTCATTAAATGACGCTGGTACATTAACATCGCCTTTTAGCATACGTCCGTCTTCATCTAAGTAATATATCTTACCTGATTCACGTATCCATCCTGTTACCATATTGCCATTGACTTTATCTAAGAAGTACCAGTGATTACCAATATACTGCCAACCTTTCTTCATATACCAATCATCACCAAAGAAGTACCACTTGTTGTCAATTAGTTGCCACTCGTTCCTAGCCCAATGTTTATTCTTATCACAATATCGCCAACCTATAGAATCAAGCACCCACTCATTCTTAATAAATACCTTTGGTCTTAATGCACCATACGCATCATTGAAATTAGTAGATATAAGAGTAAATGATGGATTATTACTTAATTGATTCTGTCCAAAACTCTTACCTTGATAATACATCGCAATATGTGATATTGGATGACTCTTACTACCATATGGCCATATTACCCAGTCACCATCTCTGAAGTCTTTAGGATTTGTTATATAAACAAAGTATTTATATAAACCTAATTCATCTTTCTTCTCCCAGTAACCAGAGGCATAACCTGTAGGGGTCCACATTGGTTTAATACCAACTACTTCTAAGAATCTCTTGAATCCAGCAACACACTGATAACCGAACTTAGAATCATTCCAACCACGACCAGAATTATATCTGTTACCAAGATGACTTTTATAAAATTCATTAACATTCATTTCATTCTCCTTTATCGCTATGTTCGCGTACGAGAATATCGATAATGCGAGACATATTGTCGACAACTTCTTTAACACTCTTCACCTCCAATTGGATCGCACTTAATTGATTATGTGTAGAATACATTAACATGATACACATTACAATTGGGAATCCTACTTGTGAAACAGCTTGAATAATATCTATCTCCATATTCATTCCTTTCTACCGATAAACGGAAAGGGTAGAGGTCTTACATAAGTGAGTTCATAGGTATGTCGACCTAGTGTTATAGGCTTCCGGCCTTGACAGAAACACTCTCACTTACTGCCTCTACACATAATATAATAATATCTCAATTACTAATAGAACTTTCTAATAGTAGTATTGTAATCTATAAATAATGCTTTGGATATATAATCCTCAAACCATATACCATCTTTATGAGTAAGATACCAAACCCACATCCAGTTATATGTCTGCTTGAACCTCTGTAACTCTATCTCAGTTGCTCCTATGGTTTCGACTCCAGACCCAAAGGTTGGTGATACATATAAACAGTCTTTTTGTTTATGTACATATATACCAATCTCTCCTACATTAAGCACTGGCTTTAATTGCTTTAAATCAAGAGACTTAATACCACTAAAATCATTATTCATAAACTCATTTCCATATGATGCTTTTACATACGCTGAATCTTCACCAAATAACTTACTTATCATGCTTTGTTTCTTCATGGCCGCTATCTTAGACTTCCATGGCATGATAATTGATATACCACGTTTAGGGTCTGCCCAGTACTCAGTCTTCTTATCAGTTAGTTTCATTACTACTCTGATTAAGTTCATCGCTCTAAATAACGGTGTACGTACATCATCAGAGTTTGCCATACATATTGTCTTTATCATTGGTCTACCGTCTAACTCTCTGTTACGATTTAATGATTCCAGTAACTTCATGAATGCTCCTGCTTCATCACCTTTAAAACTAGTATCACCATAATCTGCTATAAACTCATCAAATATAATAACTCCAACATCGAATCCAAATGATTTAATATTGCGGAATGTTGATAGTGCTAATGAGTAACCAACTAGTGTAGGTTCTTCAATTTCTCCAGTATTTGGGTCTTCTTGTTTATCATATCTATCGAATATACCATATACTTGTTTGTTAACCTTCTTAAAGTTAAGTTCCCAATCATTATCAATATTTAATTGATAAAACGGATTAAGTCCAGGGTCAATAGAAGATACACAGGCATCAAGTTGCACCTGTGTTCGTCTAATATATAAGAATTTAATATGCTTCCTCACACAATAGTTTATTACTCCGTACGTCTTACCTGTACCGCGGGCTCCTACTATGTATACAAGAGGTTGCGTCTTATTAAATATCTCTTCAAAGTTTAAATATCCGCTGTCTTCGTATAATCTCATATTGTTGTCACCTGCATTCCAGCTATAATTTTATAATCAGGGTTTTCGTCCCAGAACTTATCAAATGTATCGTCTAAACCTAAGGTTATATGTCTTGGTACTAATACGACATTAGGTTTAATCTTTATATCAAGACCATCATATTTAGTAACAAATGTTTCATTGTTATATATTCTACCTAGGCCACATGATTCTTCTTTTATAAATTCTCTACCCGGTACAAACTCATTATCCAACACATCATATGTATTTTTATAACCTTCACATAATTCGTTTACAGCAGCTTTCTTTAATCCTGATACTGTAATCTTAACTGATTTAACATTACCATCTTTATCACGTGTTACTTTATCATCATAAGCAACTACATACTTCTTAGCACCTAAAGTCTTAAAGTATTTATAACTGTCTTTCTTGCTATCATGTTCCCATACTCCAATATAAACTTCATTACCATCTTTATCACTTATTACACTATTTCTAATTCTACATAATTCCTTTTGTTTCTCATTTAACGCTTCTATTCTATTTATAACATCTTCATCTCTTTTGAAATATATACTATCTGTATCACAATACAAGAACTTATCACCACAAGCATTAATACCTTTCTGCAATTCTAATCTTGCTTTTGCTGCAATCCATACGCCCCATTGAAATGGTAATACTTGATTCTTTACACATGATATATAATAATTCTCTTTAGTTTTAGCATCCATATCATTATCTAAAAGGACTTTAATAAATTCATTTGTGTTTATATCATACTTAACTTTATCCTTAAAGAAGTTTTGTAATGCTAATCCATACACTGAATTAACATTCGCTTTTGCTAATACTCTATTAGGGTCATCACTATCGTATGTTTCTTTTATACTGAAATACTTTAATACAATTTCTCTTATCGGTTCGCAGACACGCATATAAGGAGCCAGATATAATCTAGTAACATACATATTATCATATGTATATGTCATATCTATTATATCAAGGTCAATATCTGTTATTGTTGTTTTAATTAGTGCACCTTTACTGTCTATAAGTCTGTTATTAACAACTTCAGTATTAATTAAATCGTTGTAACCCATTCTTAATTTGTGCATTGACAGATAAGCATTTTGAGCTTCAGATTTAACTTTTAAATTTTCAAATACAACATCAGCCACAAACGCCAGGTTGTGTTTATTCTTACCATTCAAAGCTAACAACTTTAAGTCATCAAGTTTTGCCCTTTGGTCCTCTTTTGATACTGTTGCATCAACTTCACCGATAAACTCAAACTTACCTGGTAAATCATGATTAAGATAAATATTAGGATAACTACTCTTTATGTCATATGACATAACATCTTTAACAACCACATTTGTTTTATATCTATTACTAGCTGTATTACCACCACGAACAGCCCACAACAACATTGAATATAAATTAATATCTTTCTTTCCTGGTTTAATCCAATCTATAATCTTTTCTAATACATCTTCTCTATCATTACCATTTAAAGAATCTCCTATATTCCAATAATATAAACCAGTGTTGTTTCCATCTTTATCATTAATCAATTGTTTAATATCACGTTTCAATATTCCTGTCTTTGTAAATGGTATTGATTTAACATGCTTAGTATCTTCAATACTTCTAAAGAACTCTATTATATCAACAACAGCATACACGTCAAACATTGCATAGTCAAGTTCATCTTTTGTCATCTTATCACGACCTGGTATTCTAACTTTATTATAGTCCCATTTGCCAACTTGTTTTTGATGTTTTGCATTATATGATTTAGCTGCAGCTTCTAATGATTGCCCTGTTAATTTATATGAGCATCTAAATTGTATTTTACCACTATTGAATTTATATAAATCATGCGGTTCAATTATACCGTGATTCGTAGTTCTAATTAAACTAGATTCCATACCAAACTCAAAATTTAAATTATGTATATAAACATATGCTGCTTGCTTACCAATTTCATCAATAACATCATTAAGAATATCTATAAATGTAATTAATGTATATTCACCATATCCATATATAGCATATTCATTATCGAATGAGAATTGCCAACAATATAGTATACTCTGTAATCCTTTATCAGTTTCTATTGTTGCCGTTTCAATGTCATGCGCTATTACCACATTTAAGTGTTTACTTAATTTGTCTTCATCAACCAAAGCTGGTTTGTCTAGCTTTAGTAACGTATCTTTAAATTCGTCTAAATTAAAATCTTTATATTCTACTAATTTCATATTGCATATTACCTCTCTTATTATTATTTAAGTCCTCTGATTATATTTAATTCACGCTCACTATCAGCCACTGTTTCAGCATCTACAAGCGCTACTACGTGTCTCATACGTGTCATCTTGTCCCTTATTATAGCTGGGTCTGAAATTATATCATCAGGTGTTCTTATTTTATAACTTTCAACCCATTGATCGAACAACTCTGCAATTATTTGCTCTGAGTCCATATTCTTATTGTTGAAATAACCACTCTTACGAGCATATGTAATATATTGTGAGAATTGGTCCAACTGTGATAATGACAATCTATATCCTTTTGATAAGGCCATATAATTGGTATATGATAGTTGTCTCGCTGTACTTTTATAATTGCCTTCTTTAGGTTTCCAATCTATATTTATCGTATTTGACTCATATCTAATTTGTTCTTCCATTGCTCTCTCTTGCATCATTTGAACAAATCTTTCAGGTGTGATCGCTCCGTCTAATCCTCTTAATATTGATTCAGTTAGTGTTCTTATATGCTCTTCACCATCTATTGTGGTTACATAAGAACCTTTAAGATTCTCAATTCTATCAATCTTTTCATCTTCATCTGTTGTATGATACTGTAAAAATCTCTTCTTATTCTTATGCCAATATGACGTCATTCTGTTAAGAGCGTCAATAGCATCTGCTTGTTGTTGTTCTGTTAAACTGCCACCAAACTTCTTTTCAATCTTAAGTAATGTATTGTCATAAGCTCTGTTGCCACGTTCTTTACGACTTGTTTGCTTAACATTTACGCTATTAGCATTATGTAACTTAACTCGTTTAGCCATTAGTTACACCACCCTCTATTAGCAAACGCTAAATACCATAAAACGCCTTCATCAATAAATTTCAAATGTTTAATTTCTTCATACTTAGCACCATACTTATTTGCTAAGTCCTTTACTTCATCATCACTGATTTCAGTAAATTCAAATTTTACTCCTTTGTCTGTTTTAATTACGTTTCGTTTCTTCATCATTATATTCCCTCAATATCTTTCTAGCATACAACCTCTATTCGCCATTTATAGTAGGTGCTCTAACTATGTAGAACACCTACATGGCATTGAGGAAATATGCGCTGTAAGTGATTCGCTCACATTACACCTACAATAATCATATCTCACAATTAATGTCGATCTATTACTTGAGTGTTCTGTGTAACCACCTTACAATTATATTATAGTATGTATTCTACAATTGTAAATGCTAAAATTGAAATTAAATTAACTGATATCTAGACACCTCATATTTCGCGTTTTAAGGCTGTTTTGGAGCCCGTTTTTGGTTGGATAGTAAAAATACCTATCTGAGTTAAAACGGCTCTAAAAAGGGCCTTTATGTGGCAAATATGGCTATATGAGCCAATTGGTGCCTACGGTGGCCTACGGTAGCCCACATAGAGCATCTACTGTGCGTATGCACTACGGTTGCTCTCCGGTGGGCTTTTTATGTGGTTAACTATGGCTAACTAGTTGTCGTCCTGTTGGCTGTTGGGGAATTTGGTTGATAACTGGTATATAGGGGCCCTGCTCCC